ACGGGCGGCGATACGCCGGTAATCCTTAACCCGCCGATCGATCAAAACGACCCCAGCGTGACCTGTGCCGGCGTCCCGGATCTGTACGAGCGCCAATTCAACTTTACCAATTTCACGTCCAACACGCCGACGGCCCAACAGCCAGGCAACAAGCTGGACCTGGAATTCAACACGATCGGCGGCATACTCAACCACATCCGCTGCCGACTCAGCCAGCTTCAACGTGATGACGGATTTTTACGGACCGAATTGCTTGGCGTGTCCGGCATCCTGGGGCAGATTTCAAAGGCCACCGAAAATGCGTTGATCGTCATCGAGCACGTTGCGTCAAATTACGACCAATTCTATTCGACGTCTGAGGCGAACATTAACGCCAAGCTTGTGCTTGCGGAGGCGGCCAAGATTTCTGCACAGAACTCTGCAACCTCGGCTCAGTTGATGTCTTCCCAGGCATCTCTGTCTTCGGTGAGTGCCCTAACCTACAAAAACCAGGCGTTGGTTTATCTCAATGAGTGCCAGGCAATTCTCGCCGACCTCCTGTCTCCTTCCGGCCCAATTTCCACCGCACAAACTAATGCCACCCAAGCCCAACAGTCGGCGCAAAGCGCCCTCCAAGACAAGATCGCCACGCAAGACCTCCACAACGAAGTCGAAGCCTGGAACTCTGCGATCGAAGCCTTGCTCGTCCAAGCAACCAACGCCAAAAACAATTCGGTTTCCGCAAGTCTGGCAGCTGTTGCAGCCGCTTCTGGAGCGTCTACGTCGGCTGGGCAAGCCTCCGACTCCGCCGCAGCGGCCTTCGTAAGTGCGGCCCAGGCGGCCGGATCTGAAGCCGCCGCCCTGGCTCACTCACTCAACTACATCCCCGGCCCCCAAGGTCCGCAAGGATTGGTCGGCCCTCCTGGCCAGCAAGGTTTCCAGGGCCAGCAAGGCATCCAAGGCATCCAAGGCATCCAGGGTGACGCAGGACCCGCCGGTGCGGCCGGTCAGCAATGGGTTTACCGTGGTGCGTACGACAACGGAGTGGTGTATGCCGCAAACGATTACGTTGAATTAAACGGTTCAAGCTATGTGATGCTAAACTTCATCGGCGCCGGAGGTTACGGTCCGATTAGCCACCCTGGTGCATGGCAGTTGATCGCAAGCAAGGGCGACCAAGGCGATCAAGGACCGCAAGGTAATAACGGAAGTGACGGACTTAACGGAAATGATGGCGGAAATTTTCCGGATACAAACAACGACAACATTCCATACATTCGCATCAATCAATCTTGGGAGCCCCTGTCGTCCCACGACCAGACCGGCGGCGGTGGTATTGGTGACGCACCATACGACTACACCCCGTATGTCCGCTTCAATCAGTCTTGGCACCCGATGTCCTATTACGATCAGAGTGGTGGTGGAAACACCGGAGCAGATGGTCCGCAAGGACCTCCAGGACCGCAGGGGTACTTGTCTGGTTCTGACGTTTCGCATTGGCTTACCTGGTCGTACTCAAGTGGTCAGCCGTCTAACTTCCCAGGATGGGGAGCGACGGGGTATGTTCTGGGTTGGGATGGATACGGTCTTGCTTGGATGCAAAGCCTTCAAGGGCCAGAAGGTCCACAGGGACCTCCCGGAAACGATGGCGGTGGTGGCGGAGGCGGTATTGGTGACGCACCCTACAACGGCGTTCCATACATCCGTATCAATGGCGATTGGCAAGATCTCTCCAGCTACGACCAGACGGGCGGTGGTGGTGGCAACGGAGCCGACGGAGCGCAAGGCCCAGAAGGTCCGCAAGGCTACATGTCTGGTAGCGACGTTTCGTATTGGTTGACTAATAATATGAGCAACCTTCAGCCCGGGGGCACCCTGGGGAACGGCGATAATAGCGCCGTATTAGGTTGGGACGGAGGCCACATGACCTGGCGCCGCATGGTCCAGGAGTACCAAGGCAATTCCAGCGGTAGCAATGAAACAAGTTATTACCCCTACGAAGTTAAGGTCACCGTAAACGGCCAGGACTTCTGGGTGCCGGCACGAACGGCCTAACATGGCCGAAGAAACCGACGACATTTCACGTCAGATCGTTGCGGCCCAACGCCTCCTTCGTCTTAAAAAAGCGAAGGACTCGTTGCTTGATTTCACCCGTTTCACGCTTCCGGATCCAGAGAACCCGGACGATCACGAGCGTTCACGGTACTACGCTGCCAAGCATCACGAAGTCATCGCCGCCGCACTCGAAGAAGTCGAGGCCGGCAACATTCGGCGCCTCATCATCACGATGCCGCCCCGCCACGGCAAATCCGAGCTGGCATCAAAGCGTTTCCCGGCCTGGTTCTTGGGCAAGGATCCGTACAGGCAAATGATTTTCTCGACGTACAATGAAGAATTCGCCCAAGACTTCGGCCGGTCTGTTCGGGAGACGATGCGCTCTCCGGTCTTCCACCAGGTCTTTCCTGGATGCAAGCTGCGTACCGGCAGCCAGGCCGCCGATCGCATCCAAACAGATGAGGGCGGGTTGGCAGTTTTCGTCGGCCGAGGAGGTGCACTTACGGGACGAGGCGCAGATCTCCTGGTTATCGATGACCCGATCAAAGACCGTGAAGAAGCGAACTCGAAAGCCTTAAGAGACAAGCTGTGGACCTGGTTCACCCAGGTTGCCATGACCCGACTCATGCCAGGTGGCCGAGTTGTCATTATCATGACCCGTTGGCACGAAGACGATCTGATCGGCCGGCTTACGGATCCGTCCAACCCTTGCTTCAACAAGGATGAGGCCGTCAATTGGAAGGTCTTGGCTTTGCCGGCCATCGCCGTGGACAATGATCCAATGGGTCGCAAGCCAGGCGAGGCCTTGTGGCCCGAACGCTTCCCGATCGACACGTTAGATCAGATCCGTCGATTGGACGCCATGGGCTTTTCTGCCCTGTACCAGGGCCAGCCTACCCCGGATGACGGGGAGTATTTCCGGCGAGATTGGCTTAAAACCTACTCGTCCCCCAGCGATTTGCCTCAAAACCTACGCATTTACGCAGCTTCTGACCACGCCGTATCAATCGCCCAGGACGCCGACAAGACGTGTTTTGGGTGCGTTGGAGTGGACGAAGACGACAACATTTGGGTCTTGCCGGACCTTTTCTGGCGCCGAGCACAGACTGACGCCGTGTGTGACGGTATGCTTGACCAGATGAAGCGAAACAAGCCCTTGCTTTGGTGGGCTGAAAAGGGCCACATCTCCAAGGCCATTGGCCCGTTTCTTCGTAAGCGTATGCAGGAAGAAAGGATCTATTGTGCCATTGACGAGGTCAACCCCGCCAAGGACAAGCAGACCCGAGCCCAGGCAATCCGTGGGCGTATGGCCATGGGCAAGGTGTACTTCCCGAAATTTTCGACCTGGTGGCTTGAGGCCCAGAACGAGATGATGAAATTTCCAGCCGGGCGCCATGATGACTTTGTGGACTTCATGGCCCACATCGGAATGGGTCTTGGACTCCAGGTCGCCGCCTCTCCATCCCTGGAAAAGGAGAAGGGACCCAAGACCGGCACCCTGTCATGGGTCAAACATTCGGCCAACATGCGATCATGGTCGGAAAACAGGTTGAAAAACTTCTGGTCTTGATGATGATGCGATCATGACCCAGCACCCTCTATCATTTTCTACGGGTAGACCGAGCCCCCTTGCTGCTTCCATTTCCGGCGATCCTGGAGAGCCAGGCGGCCAGCCGGGCGGAGTAGATCCCGGCATCCACGCCAACTTGATGGCGGAATTTCCAGGCGTCATGGACAGCATTATTTCCGGAGTCACAGGCCGGGCTTCAATGGACGCAGGGATCATGAAAAACCAGGGCGCTTACTCCCAGCCGAGTGCCGGCCTTGAGTACAACGACGGCAACTTTAACGCCAGGGCGACGAAAACCTTTGGCAATAATCCAAGCACCAATGTTGGTCTTGGGTACGATAATGGATCTCTTGGAGGTTTTGTTGATAGCTCCTTCGGCGGCGGCGGAAAATCTACCACCGCAGGGCTCAATTACCGTAATGGAAATTTTAACGCATCTATCGCCCGTACGCTCGGAGGCCAGCCTTCCACGAACGCATCGATCGGATACAGTAAGCAATTCTAATGGAACCCAACGAACCTATGGGCCAAGAGGCCTACGCTCCAGCCCCTCCCCCCATGGGTGAGGCCATGCCGGCCGGCATCAAGCGTGAGCCCAACCCGGAGGAAACCGCAGCTCGCAAGGCTCTCGTCAAGGATTGGGAAAATAAGGTTTCCAAGGCCAAGAAGCATTGGGAACGTGCCATCAAAACCATGAAGGAGGATACCGATTTCTACATGGGCAAACAATGGCCCTACCAGGGCGAGCGTGATGATCGCTACATTGCCAACCTTGTTCAACGCCACGTCCAGCAGCGTGTCGCATCACTTTACGCAAAGAACCCCAGGGCCGTAGCCAAGCGGCGCAATAAGCTCGATTTCCAGATCTGGAACGAAGAACAAAGCCAGCTCCAACAGGCCCAAGCAATCAATGAGCTGACGATGGCCCAGACCGGCGGCATGCAAAACCCGGAGTCACAGGCTTTAATGAATGATGTGGCCCAGGGCTTTGCCATGCGTAACCGCATGGACAAGGTTGCACGCACCCTTGAGGTCGTTTTCCATTACCTCCTTGAACACAATAACTTCAAGACCCAGATGAAGCAGCTGGTTCGCCGCACTTGCGTGACCGGCGTAGGTTTCGTCAAGGTAGCCTATCAGCGATCTGTTGGCCAACGCCCAGAAGATGTTGAGAAGATCACGGACATTAAGGAACGGATCCGTGTCCTTGAGACCCTTATCCAGGATCAACAGGCTGCAAAGTTTGACGAGAACAGCGCAAAATTTGAGCAGATGCAACTCATGCTTAAGGAACTCTCTGAGCAGGAAGATACCATCCTTGAGGAAGGTCTTGTTTTTGATTTCCCACAAACCCAGAACCTTATCGTCGATCCTCGGTGCCGTCAGCTCAAGGGCTTCATTGGCGCCGAGTGGGTTGCCCAGGAGTTTCTCCTTACCCTGGATGAGGTTAAGGAAATCTACCAGGTTGACCTTGGCACTACATTTACCCGCCAAGAGCCAATCCCGCAGAGCTGGCAATCGGACCGTAACCGTGAAGACGAAACCAATGTGTGTCGCATTTGGGAGATCTACTCCAAGCGTGACAACATGAAGTACGTCATTGCCGATGGATACCCGGACTTCCTTGTCGAGCCAAGCTGCCCCGAAATCAAGCTCCGCCGCTTCTGGCCGTTCTTTACCCTGGTCTTTAATGAGGTCGAGTCTGACCGGGACATCTACCCCCCGTCTGACGTCCGCCTTCTCCGCCCCGTCCAGCTTGAGTACAACCTGGCCCGTCAACGCCTCCGTGAGCACCGCAATGCCAACCGTCCACTTTATGTAGTCCCGGTTGGGGCTCTTAACGAGACTGACGTCAAGAAGCTCATGGATCGCCAGCCTAACGAGGTGATCCAGCTTAACAGCCTTCAGCCCGGCCAGGATGTCGGAACGATTATCCAACAGGTCAAGCCGGTGCCGATTGACGCTAATCTTTACGACGTCTCCCCCTTAATGGAGGACATGTTCCGTGTCGTTGGCGCCCAAGAGGCCAACCTGGGAGGCACCACCGGCTCTACGGCTACCGAGGTTTCTGTGGCCGAGTCCAGCCGTATGAGCTCGCTCGGTTCCAATGTGGACGACCTGGACGATTTCTTGACCGACCTGTGTAAGGCCGCCGGCCAGGTTCTTCTCTTGAACATGGACCCCATGACGGCCACCAAGATTGCCGGCCCTGGTGCCTCCTGGCCGACCCTTTCTTCCCAGGATGTCGCCGACGAGCTTATGCTTGAGGTTGCAGCCGGTAGCTCTGGCCGCCCCAACAAGGCTGCCGAGATTGCCAACTTTGAGCGTCTTGCGCCCACGCTCATGCAGATCCCTGGCATCGATCCTACTTGGTTTGCCAAGGAAGCGATCCGTCGCCTCGACGATGGCCTGGATCTCACGGAAGCCATCAAGGCCGCCATCCCCTCCATCGTTGCCCAGAACGCCATGCAACAAGCACAGCAGACGGCCATGGGCGAGCCGGCGCTCCAGGGTGGATCCGGCGCCATGAATACCCCGACGCCCACTACGTCTGCCCCGGGTGCTCCCGTTGGAGGAACCTCGATCCCCGGATCCGAATTGGTCCCCAATGTGCCGCCGGCGACGATGTACTCGGACTATCCCCAATAAGCTTGATCTCCACAAAGATCAGCTAATCATAACCTTGTGAGCGAGACGCTAAATCCAGCCGAGTCAACGCCGTCAGTTGACTCCACATCCCAGACGCCGGAGCCCATTGTGGCTTCCGCACCGGAGGCGACGTCTGTCCAGGCAACAGAGTCAACGCCACCGCCCTCAGACGCTAAAGAGCAGACCCAGGCCCCGTCAGCCTCGGGCGACAAGGACGCTAATAAGAAGGCAAGCCTTCTCGACGTAGTGAAAGCTGCGTATGAGAAGAAGGCTTTACCCGACCCGAATTCGTCCACCGGGGGGCACACAGATCCCGCCAAAGGAAACACCACGGATGCGAAAGGCAGTCTGGACGACGCCAAGACGCAGCCCGAAGGTACCGATAAGGCGGCCGAAAAACTGCCGTTTCACAACCACCCACGGTGGAAGGAAATGCTTACCGAACGTGAAGCTCTGAAACCCAGGGCCGAACAGTACGACAAGATCGTCAGCTTCATGAATACCAACAGCCTTACTCCAAGTGAGATGGCCGATGGTATGCGTGTGATGGCGCTCATGAAGCACAACCCCACCGCAGCTTACGATCAGCTGCAAACCTACATCCAGAAATTGGCACCGTTTACGGGAGAAGAACTCTCTCCGGAAATGAAGGCCAAGGTTGATGAGGGTTTTGTAGATCCGGACACCGCCAAGGAACTTTCTCGCCTAAAAGCCGAAAAAGAATTCCTTAATCAGCGGAGCGAGGAACTCTACCAGCAGAGCGTAACGCAGCAGCAGCAGCAGTCGCAAAGAGCGATGTATGATGCCGTCATTGGTTGGGAAGCAGCGGAGAAGGCAAGGGATCCAGATTGGGCTGCGAAATACGAGATGGTTCAAGACCGTGTGCGTTCGCTCATGGCCACGACTAAGCCGGCATCGGCGGAAGAAGCAGTACAGCTCGCAAGGCGTGCTCTCTCTGACGTCAATGATCGCCTACGTCCGCTGGCAGGGCGCAATACAAACATGCGATCACCGACCAGCTCGCTGTCGTCCGCAACTACCCGTCCGATTGCGAGGTCTCTCGAAGACATCGTGCGGATGGGACTCCAAACCTAACAAACAACTACCAAAATGGCCAATTCGTTCTCGAACCTTGACCACATCGTAGCATCTGCGCTTGATTTCCACATCAAGTCTGATGCGTTTGCTCAGACCATCCAGGAGAAGCCTCTCATCGGCGTTATGACCAAGCGCCAGCAAAGCTTCCCGGGCGGTAAGGGCGAAATCACCCTCCCTGTCACCTTCCATGATACCCTTCCGGGCATCCATGGCTACGAAGGCGACGACGTCGTTTCTTACGACGTAACCGGTAACACCAAGCGTGTGTCGTATCCCTGGAAGGAACTTCACGCCGGCATCAAGGTGACCCTCACCGAGCTCAAGATCGATGGCATTTCTGTCACCGACTCTCTGACCGGCGAGTCCACCTCGAAGCACTCTGGCCGTGACGCCACCGTTCTGACGAACATCCTCAAGGCCAAGCTTGATGACATGACCGAGGGCTGGGCCCGAGGCATGAACTCGATGCTCTGGAAGGATGGTACGGCTAACGCTGACCTCGTCCCCGGTATCCAGCACTTCGTCCAGCCTGGCTCCGCTATCACGGGCGCTGTCGCATTGAACGCTACCGGCACCACCGGCGGCATCAATCGTGGCACCAACCCGCTGTGGCGCAACCGTTCGGAGAAGTTTACCTACGCTTCCGGCTCCACCAACATCATCGATGGCCTCCGTTCGGAGATCCGTCAGCTGAAGCGTTACGGTGGCAAGCCCAACACGATCCTCTGCGGCTCGGACTTCCTCCAGAAGGTCGAGAAGGAGATCCACGCCAAGGGTCTTTACACCCAGGGTGGCTTCACCGGCGCACAGGGTATCAGCATGGGCGCCATCAGCCTCGCCGGAGTCGGTGAGTTTTGCTACGACCCGACCCTTGACGACCTCCCCGAGTGGAACGGTCTCGGTAACCAGAGCAGCTATTGCTACTTCCTGGACACCGACTCCATCCAGCTCTACGTCATGGATGGCGAAGACAAGAAGACCCACAACCCGGCTCGCCCCGAAGATAAGTACGTTATCTACAAGGCGATGACCTGGACGGGTGGTATGGTCGCCAAGCGCCTCAACAGCTCGGCGGTCTACAAGGCCGTCTAAGCCAAGGCACATAGATAACCAGGGGCTGATCCTAACGGGTCAGCCCCTTTTCTTTGTTGCACAGGCCGCCGGCCACAGCACCATAGCCTAACCATGCAAATCGCCCTGGCTGAAATCCTGCTCAACGGTAACCTCCAGCACTCAACCGTCCGGGTTGTATCTGCTCCGGAGATCCTCATCCTCCGCAACATCCACGGCAATGACGCCGTCATTAATGTGAACGAGTCCGCCACCCTTGAGCGCACCAACGCCGAGGAAATCGACCGCCTTAAGCTTTATTTCGGCGCCGACGTTTTTTCTAAGGTCTTCCCCGGATCGATGCCCAAGCTCCCGACCACTTTTGCCGATGTCGGCGTTGAGGTTGAGAAAGACATTTCTCCCAAGAAGCCGATGATCAAGGCCGACAAGGCCAACTAAAATGGCCAGAGGAACTTCTCTACTTGAGCTTCGGGACATGCTCCGGGCAGAAGTTGGGGCGTCTTCCAACGTGGCCATGGGCGTCAACACGGTAGATCAGTATTCCCTACTGCTCTCCCGCATCCAGAAACGTCTCTGGACGGATCACGAATGGCCGTGGGCAGTTGTTAATCGTGACGAACCATTGCTTGATAATCAGAAGTTTTACTCTTTCCCAACGAGCCTTGAGTATGACCGCATCACCGGGGCCTGGGCTAAGTACAATAACATCTGGCACCCACTTGAGTACGGTATCGGCCCCGCCCAATACAACTCCTTCGACTCAGACCGTGGCCAGGGAACAACCCCCACGGTTCGCTGGCAGCATCAAGAAAATAATCAATTTGAAGTCTGGCCGATCCCTCAATCCAACGGCCAGGTGCTCCGTTTTCGTGGCGTAAAGAAGCTTAATCCTCTCATTGCGGATACGGACAAGGCAGAGCTTGACGACGTTCTCCTGGTTCTTTTTGCGGCCGCAGAGATCCTTAGTCGAAACCAGGCTGCCGATGCCCCGTTAAAGATGGCCCAGGCCACCACGCATTACAATAAGCTCAAGGGCTTGGCGTTAAAGAATGATCGCTTCGTCTACGGCGGCGGCCTGGATAAGGGCGATCGACTCCGCATCATTGGTGGCCGCTTCGTCCGGGACGACCGGCTCTACTGATGCCCACATTTGGAGTAAACAACTTCTCGAAGGGTCTCGATACCAAGAGGCACGTCATTTCATCCGAAGCCGGCGAGCTCCAGGATCTCGTCAACGCCCACGTCAATCGTGGTGGCGAGATTGAGAAGCGTCGGGCGTTTGTTCAGCTTGGCACCCAGCAATGTACTACGGTCCCCGGAACGCCAGGGGTTGATGGGTACTACACAGAAAACCAAATTTGGGTTGTCGATGTTCCTGGTTCTGATCCGTATTGGGTGGTCGATGTCCCAGGGTCTCTGGGAGATTGGGTTATTGACTCGGATGGTTATTATGAGCCCGGCACGACGCTTTGCCCAGGCGACGGCGGATATGACCCAAGTCATTCTGGGGCAAATGGCGGTACTGACTGTTACACCGAAGGTGGTGGAAATTGGGTACCCGAAGTTGGCCATTATGAAAACGGCATAGACGAACAGGGGCATTGGGAGGGCGGTGAGCCCGAGCAGGGTCATTGGGAGACTGAGCAGATCTGGCACCCACCCGTAATTGGAACGCCAGCCGTCACTACATGTGTTGGCTCCAACTCTTTACCTCCGGGCACATTCGGGCTTGAGATCACCGGGTCTGGAATTTTTGTTTTCGGATCTATCCCACAGCCTACTTGGACCTGGCCGCAGGACGTAGTCTACCAACGACTCCAGCACCCAGACGGATTTGCCATGACCGGCGTTCGCTGGTCCAGCGTCTACGGCGCCAAGCCCTTTGTCTTGGCTGAATTCAGCAACGGCGACGTCATTCCATACTACAACGGTGTCGCCGTTGGTAGCTTCGTAAACGGCATCGTGCGTCAGTACATGAACAACACCGAAGGTGTTGTTGACCATTTTAAGGTGCTCTTTGACACGGCGATTGCCGAGGCCTTGGCTGAAAACTCAGTCCTTAAGCACTACACCGCAGTAAAGACAAACGCATCAACGATCCGGCTTACCGGCAAGCAGGGCGTCCCCTTTGAGGTGTCAACGGAAGCAGAAGCACCAATGACGATCACCGCAACAAAAGTGCAGGAGTCAACCGATGATGTGCTTGAGCGTGTTGCGTCTGGTAGTTTTGTTATCGCACAGGGCACAAACGGATCTGCAAACTTCCAGGTAGGAGCACGGCATGCGTTTTACGGCAACGGTGCGGCCATGGCCAGAATTACCGGCATCTGGGTTGACGAGCAAGATGTTGAACTTATCGCCCTTGACGCTGGATCTCCTGGATTAAATTGGCAAAGCCAGCAAAGTGATCCGTCCCACGTTGGAGCCACCGCCGCAGAATGGTATCGAGTGATTGCCTGGTACATTAACCTCCAGAAATCCAACACGGGTTATTACGCTTTTTACGGAGACTACGGAGGCGGATGGAGTGGCCCGGACCCGTCATACTTAAACATCTACGCTCCCAATAGTTTTGCCGAGGACGCCAACGGATGGACCGTGTGGCTTGAGTTTGAGACCGATCCGGCGCCGATGGCATCGTCCTGGTCTGGCATGGGGGTTGACATGAGCACGCTAATCCCAAGCCCAAGGACCCCTGGTAGGTTCTACGCCAGGTTCGCACCAGCTCTTGCTGGAGGACAAAGAAATTCAATCTACTCGCTTTCAGTTGACGGAGTGGAGCTCATGCGTCCAGGTGAAGCAATTTTCTGGAAGACCTCAAACGCACAGCTGTGCGACGATCTTGTAGCGGCAGTCAACGCATGGCTTGTCGAGCAAGACCCGACGCCAGACTACATTCTTTCGTCAGCAGACACGTCAAAGGTTGTTATTACCGCAAGGCCTGGGACGGGTGCTTCATACAATGGTAAGAGGATTACGGTAAGAACGAGTGGATCTGTCGGTATCGTCGGCAACACCGCCTTTAGTGGAGGTCGTGACGGTTTACCCGGCAAGCCTCAGATCACGGACTTTGTGTTTGGAGGTTTTGCACTTGGTAAGAAGCTCACGATCACAATCACAGACTCAATGCTCACGGGTTACCCGTACCAGATCGGCGCAAGCTGGCTGGCTGGCAAAGAGCCAAGCTTTACCTACACTTACAAATCTAAGAAGTTTGCAGGGATTGATTACTCGATCTATTTCTCACGCCTTAATGATTGTACGCAATGGGACATCTACGATAACGGCGCCGGCTTCATCAATCTTTCCAATAACTTCTCCGGCCGTGATCCGTTGACCGGCGTCGGCGTGTACCAGGACAAGCTGGCAATCTTCAGCCGGAGAAACATTCAGCTGTTCGACATCAATTACGACCCGACACAGGACTCCCAGGCACAGGTTATCGATGGCTCCGGTACGGTTGCCCCAGGTTCAGTAGTGTCCGCCAACAGTCTCGATCTTTTCTACCTGGCCGATAACGGCATTAGATCCGTCAAGTCACGCCAGAACACGGTTTCGGCATACGCCGACGACATCGGCACCCCAATTGACACGCTTGTCATCGATAAGCTATCGACGATGACGGAAGAACAAAAAAGCAAAGCCGTCGCCATCATTGAGCCCGTGGAGGGACGCTATTGGCTCGTGCTTGGTGACCAGATCTACGTCCTGTCGATGTATTCTGGTAGTCAGATCTTTGCGTGGTCACGTTACGAGCCTGGCTTCAACATCGAGTGGCTCGTCAACAAGGATAACCTGGTTTACGCCAGGTCTGGTGACAACATCTACATCTACGGTGGCCTTACGGGCCGTGAGTACGACAGCTGCCAGGTCGTTGCCGAGCTGCCTTACATGGATGGCGGGTCACCACACGTCTACAAGCAGACGTCTGGCATCGACCTAACTATTGATGGGCCCTGGACGGTCTCGGCCGGCTTCGACTACACGGCCCCGAACGCACGAGACGTGATCTGTACGGCAAGTCAGTCAACTTACGCTCTGGGCATCATCCCAATGAATGGCGTCGGCACCCACCTTGGCATCAAGCTTGTCAGCCAATCCCCAGGCCCGGCTAAGATCAGCAACATCGTCGTCCACTTCCGTGAGCTCCACTCCAGAGGTTCGGCCGGCTGATGTATTTTCGTGAAATAAACGAAAAAGACGTGTCGTTCATCGCAGAAAACCTGCGTTTGTCCGACAAAAATGAGGTGTTTGCCACAAGATGGACAGAAAAAGGCGATGATCTTGCTTTTGCCATCATGTCTTGCGGCAACTTTGGGTGGATCGCTTGCGCTGATGACCACACGCCGGTGTCTGCCTTTGGAGCCGTACCAACATGGAACGGAGTTTGGTCTGTCTGGATGTTTGCTACTGATCGGTGGCCGGAAGTCTCACTATCTGTGACCAGGTTTATCAAGAAGATCATGACCCCGGCCCTGGAGGAGGCAGGATACCATCGTGCGGAGTGCAAATCACTTGCCGCCAACACAGCATCTCACCGTTGGCTTGAAATGCTTGGTGCCTCCAAAGAGTCGGAGATTATTAACTACGGAAGAAACGGTGAGACATTCTACACTTTCAGCTGGATTAGACCGGTGAGTAAGCCACACTTGCAAGCATGTGTGCACCATCTGGAGACGGCGGAGCTGCCCAAGCGAGAGCTGATGAGCACGCACGCCAACAGCGGATCCGAGAAGGAACCGCTGCCATAGACAAACAATTTGCCGGTTTCGACGACAACTACTTCAAGCAGCGTGAAAACGCCTTCGTAAAACAGGCCACCCCTCTACTCAACAACGCCTTTACGGGTGCAACCCAGGGCGCAGAAATGGGCCTGGCCGCCAAAGGTATGACGGACTCAAGCAACGCCTCCCAGGTTGCCGCCGGGCTCCAGGGGAGCTACAACGCCAAGGCCGCCGGGATCGCCAGCTCTGCGTTGGATCAATCTAACCAACTTCGCAATACGGTTGCCGAAAACCGCAACCAGCTCGTCAGCCAGCTNAACGGCGGCGAACAGGCCTTCCAGGCCGGCCGCAACGCCATGAACAAGGCGACCTCACTCGCCAGCCAGCTCCAGACCAACCCGCTTGCCGGCATTATTAGCGGCGGCTTTGGGGCCTACGCTGCCGCCGAGAATGGCGCAAGATACTCCAAAGAAACTAACGCCAGGGGTGGCAACGGTCTATTTGGCTTCTAATCTATGTGTGAACCAATGTCATTGACGGCTCTTGGTATGACCGTTGCCGGTGCTGCCGCCAAGGCCCGTGGCAACCAGATTGCCAAAGGGAAAATGGGTGCCGCTACGGCCGCCGAGCGTGAGCGCCAGGCCAGGCTCCAGGAGGAGTCCCAGGCCGAGTTTAATCGATCCATGAGAAGCGCATCTCCAGCCGAACAGGCCAAGATGCTCGCCCAGGCCAACGCAAAGCGTTTTGAGTCCATGCGTGGCGCCATGAATACAGATCAGATTGCCAACTTCCGCAACGCAAACGGAACGGCAGAGAATGTCGCAGCTGCCAACAAGGTTCGCATCGGCGACGCCAATAGCCTGGCCATCAATAACGCAAAGAACGACGCCCTCCTGGCCGCCTATGGCGATGTCCAGCAGGGTAATAATCGTGCCAACGCTCGTTACGGCGAAAACATCAGCCGGATCGGTGGGTTCGCCCAGGGTTCTGCCGGCGTTCTTGATAGTGAAATTTCTGCCGCCGGACGCCCCAACGGATGGGGAGACGTCGGCGACCTTCTTGGTGCCGGCGGCACTATCTTTGCCGGCAAAGCTGGCGCAAAAGCCAAGGCTTAATTTATGGACATCCCAACCTACGGATACGGAAAGAGCATCGGTGACGCCATGCGTACCATTTGGGATCCCCGTGCGGAAGCCGAGGCCTCAAATTTCAGAACCTCAAACGAGTTTAACCAGATCAAGCTGGCCGAAGCCAAGAAGGCCGCCGCTGAGAATGATGAAGACAAGCGAGTGCTTGCTGACCTAATCTCCGGCAAGGAGCTCCAGGGCCCCGTCCGCCCCGGCCAAGAGCCGCTTGGTCGTACCGGTGGCATCTTTACTCCTGGTAGTGGCGGGTTCGCCGTTGGCATCAACCGTGACGCCCAGAAGGCTTCCGTTCACAAAATTGTCGAGAGGCTTATCCTGCGAAACCCGGCACAGGCCCAACAGATAGTGGCCGCATGGAACAAGGCCACTCTTGATGGCGGAATTGACGGAGACTTCTTTACCGCCAACCAGGCGTCACTTGTGCGTTCTGGTGAGACGGTCAGTAGCGTTACCACAAATCCGTCCATTCCGTTATCTCCGATCCAGGCTGCGTCTGTTGACGCTAATGACAATCGCAAGCTAACGCTCGACTCAGCCACGGCTGACGCCAACGCCGAACGAGCAAGAATTGCCCGTGAGGCAGAAGCCGGGCGAGGTGCCCCCGTAATTACGGGCCCGGATGGGCAGCCGTATTTCCCGAAGGGTTCAAGACTTGCTGATTGGCTTTCCGGGGGCAATAGCTCTCAGCCTCTTAATTTTAGCGGTGTAAGAAAACCGTCTGTCACCACCCAGGGCGCCAATGTCTCCCCCATGATCCCGGCGACAGAGCCGGAAACGCCTACGTTCATGCAGCCTGTAAAACCGGCTCAACCAGAACCGCCTTATGATCCTATTGGCTTTCCTGGGGAACCGGCTGTCGCTACCCCTCCAGCCGAAGTGCCCGTTGCGCCGATTACGCAAGAAGAAGCGAACGGCGAAGTGACCACAGATGCCAGCAACGAGTCCACCAGCCCCATCGCAGAAGACCTTACCGGCCTAACCCCCGTCCCGGGGCGCCCTGGTGTCTTTATTAACGCCAATGGAGACGTCACTATGCGTAAGGTGGAAAAGCCACTTACGGCCCACCAGAGGGAACAGATCCGCTTACAGGACGCTCGCCTCGCCCTGGCACAAGCCGCCGCAGACGCCAAGGAACGTAGTAAGGTAAATGACTCGGCAGAGGCGATCTTAAGAAACTCCGAGGCCCGTACCACGGGGGTTCGTCAGTCGTTTAGCGCCGGAGTGCTTACGGGCAGGAACTCGGAAGAAACATTGCCGGCGGTCACCGAAATGCACCCGAGCCTCAAGGCCAATCTTGAAATGCAATGGTCGAAGCAATTCCAGATCGCCCTGGCACAGAACGCAACCAAGGAGCAAGCCTACGCTTACGCAACGGCCGTCATGACGGATGCGGTCAAGCGACATTACAATGGTCTTAGGGACTCGAAAAATAAGGACTACATCCGTGATGGCACCGGAGAAAAGTTTAATACAAAAGAAATTATTCTAACGGATCCAAGTGCAATTGATCCGGACGTCGTCCATGCTGCCGGCACCGAGTCCATGGTTAAAAAACCAGACGTCATCGCCGGGAGCGCCGTTGATGACGATGTTGAAAAAGGCATCGTATTTAACACCT